GAAAAGTGAGCTACACGAAGAACGCCCGGATCGCCGATGAGGTTATGGAGTCCACACTCGGGGCCCAGACCCTCGCAGGGACGCCCCTCTACCAGATGGCCGGCCTGAACATCAACCCCCGCAGCGATGGCTTCACGATCGAGTGGGAGGTCAAGCCTGGCCGGTATGAGGCCCTCTACGAGCTGGACGCCCGCGGGGTTGCTCAGGTCGAGGATGGCGCGACGCTCGTCTCCTACCAGGAGCGCTACGGCGAGCTTGGCACCGCCTGCGTGAGTGCCCTGCGCAGCGCCGTCGAGGACGCCCTCCTCTGACCCCCCGGCCATCGGCCCCCTCCTCTGGGAGGGGGCCTTTTCGTACCCGGCACTCCCGTGTGGGGCGTTTCACATTTCCTAGCTTGACGGTGGCGTCCACCTCAGGCTATACTGGATATATCGGATCGAGAGAAAGGATTGTTCCGATGAAAGAAGAGAAGATCGTCGCGGTGGAGCGCGTCGCGACCGGCCTGCACGAGGCCCTCGCGGCCGAATTCCAGTCACCGATGGGGCCTGTGGACATGGCTTGCGAGTGGGCCGGCGAGGATTTCAACAAGATTGTCTTCGCCACCCACGCCGGGGAATTGTTCATCATCGTCACGTCGGTGGTTGGCGAGAAGGGCGCCGATGTGCGCGTAGTCGTCTTCGACTCCGAAACCTTCAAGACTCGGGATTTTTTGTGCGAGGCGCATGCTCGGGAGCTGGGGCGCGTGGCTCGCGCCGTCGCCGCCATCCCCGGCGTCGACGGCGTGTGGCCCGACCCGGCTTGGGCGAGGACTTTCCTAGTGTCCGTTCGCCCGGAGGAGGTCGACTCATGATCGCCGATATTGTGCTTCTCATGGCCTTGTGCGTCCTGCAGGTCTTGGCGGCGATTGCTGCCGGGGCCTGCGCCCTAGCCCTGCGCGACCAGGTGCGCGCCGGGTTCCTCGTGCCGCTGTGGGCGGTCGCCGGAGTCTGCGTCGTCTCCGTGGGCGGCGCCATGGCTCAGGTGGCGGTCCTATGAGCGGCCGCCCCGTGAAAATGGCGCCCGAGCTGCGCACATCGCTCCTGACGGAGGTTGTGCTGGCCGCTCTGAACGTCGGCGCCGAGGGCGCCCTACCTGTGAGGGTGGAGACGACGGGCCCCTACACCGCGGTCTTGTCGGTCGCCGAGTCGAATCTCCCGTATGGCGGCATGAAGCTCGCTTTGACGACGTGCGTCGGCGGCGTATCACAGGCGGTCGTCTCCGCGGCTTGGCGCCCCGACTCGTCCGAGCCCCTGCGCGAGCGCCGCGTCCGGTGTATGGAGCGCCTGGCGGAGGCTATTGAGGCCGAGCCCGGCGTGACCGAAGCCGGGCTCGACGAGACCTATGGAACTAGCATTCTCGTGCGGCTCTCCTACGGGAGGGTTCGGATCATCAGGGAGGGCAATAATGGCTAGGAGGGCCCACATGACGCAGATACGCCTCGCGCAGGCACTGGATGAACTGGCCGACCTGGTCGGCGAAGCGATCAACGAGCCGGTCTGGGCGCGCTGGACGGGCGGCCGCACCGGCTGGCTCATGATCGGCGACGGCCTCGACTCACGGATCGCCGCCTCGGTCGACTACCGCGATCGCCTCATGACGCTGAATCTCCCGCCCGAGCAGGCCGTCGGGTCGAGTGCCCATCTGCGCGGCTGGCTGGGCGACTGGCTGGCGGACGCCGGGCTGGCCTGGTGCGCCGGCTGCGACGACCTCGGCGATCGCGTGCTGATCGACGTGGCCCGCGACTACAGACTGGTGTGCCGCTGATGCCGATCTTAGATGATCCACAGCAGCCCTGGAATCCGGTTCACGAGATTTTCCGACGGATCGGCGCCGAGCGGCACCGCTCTCGGGAGGAGGCTATCGACTGGCTGCTGCGGGTGCCGCTGGCGGGCGAGCTGACGGACCTGCCGCCCGGGTGGCGCGAGTGGGTTGCCGAGCAGTGCACTCACTGGGTCAGCTCTTCGGAATCGTGGTGGACGTCGCCGGTGCCGGTGCTCACCGAGTGGGTTGAGGCCGCCCGGACTGCGGCAGAGGCGGCGGACGCCGCGCCCGAGCAACTAGCACTGGATATATAGAAAGGATGTTTCACGGGAAACCCCCGAGAGTAAATCTCTCGGGGGTTTCTTTCATTTGGTGTTGGCGGCTGCGAGGCCGACGCCGAGGAAGCCTGCGATGGCGGGGCCGATGAGGGCAGCGGTTTCGCCGGTGACCCATCCGGCGGCGACGCCGATGGGGATGAGGCCGGTGAGGGCCCGGTAGGCCCATTTGCGCCAGGGGAGCCATCGGTCGGTGCCGGTCGTGTCGACGATGTCGCCGGCGGCGGCGGGGGTGCCGTCGGCGACGGCGTGCTTGGCGGCCTGGAATGCCGCGAGGGTGCCGGTGTCGGTGACGCCGGTGTCGAGGTGCTTGGGGGTGCTCATCATCCTCCGTAGATGTATCTGTGGCAGTCTAGGTGGTAGTGGACGACGTCGGGGTCGTCGGTGATGCAGATGAGCGGGATGGGGTCGCCACATCCCGCGCATCTGCAATTAGGCATCCTTTTTGCCATTTTTATCCAGCCTGTTAATGATTTCCTCCAGTGCGTGGTGGCTGGCGGCAGGGTATCCGAAGCCATAGCCCGGCACTTCCAGGAATCCTCGCAGCTGCTCGACGGTGGCCGTAAGTTTGTTGACGGTCTCCTGCAGGTCGCCGAGGCTATTCTGGGTCGCTTGCGGGTAGCCGAACGCCTGCTCGGGCACTTTGAGGTTGTTATATATCCAGTCAAGCTTGTTAGCTTGGTCGGGGGTCAAGTCGTCCTCCTCGCTGTCATCCTCTATGAATCGCCTCACGCTGATGATGCTCGCGGACCCGGTGAGGCTCGGGTCGGAGAGCCGGTGGAAGCGGGGTCCGCGGCCGGGGCCGCCGTGCCCCCACGTGTATCCGCCGCCGGCGTAGAGTTCGACGTGGGAGATGCGCCCGGCGAAGGGGCCGGTCGCCCATCCCATGCAGATGACGTCGGCGGGGCGGAGCGCGTCGAGGTCAAGGTCGCGCCACGTGTGCGTGTAGGCGATGGGGCGCCCCTGGACGGCGATGTTGAAGCTCCGCTCCCCCAGCCGGATACCGGCGCACTGCAGGTAGGCCTGTGCTATGGTGGAGCTGCAGTCGCCCCAGCCGTAGCGCTCGGGATCCCTGCGCCGCCAGTCGTTCGTGTAGCCGAAGGCGCCCTCGTGTTTGGCCATCCATGCTACGATGGCGGCCCTAATCGTCGCTGCCGTGATTTTTATCACATCCCTTCAGTGTCTCTTCCACTTTTCCGAGCCTGGCTTCGACGTCGGCCAAGCGTTCGAGGATCCCCGGGGACGCGGGCACGCCGGGGCGCGCCGCCTCCCCCATAAGATCGTCCAGAAAGTGAGATATTCGTCTCAGATTCGGCATGATTTTCCACACCACCCCCGCGAGGGCAATGATACCACCGAGCCCGAGCCCCGTCAATCCATCGACGAATCCATCCATATCACACCCCCTTAAAGGTCTGGATGAAACAATTTCTGGTCTGCGGCTTGTCGAAATAGAGCTCGCCGCGATTGTACATGCGCCTGGCTGACGCCAGGAACGAGTCGCGCGGAGAGCAGTACATTGTGCTCTCGGTGACCAATTTGACCTCGCTTGTGATGCGGAGCTGCTGTTTGGGGAGCTTTTCTTGGCAGTACCATCCGGACTGGCGTGGGTCGATCCATAGCGAGAATTCTCCGAGCTCGGTGACGACGGTGCAGGCGTAGTCCGAGTAGCGTGGTTTCTTGCCGATGAGGACGCCGTTGTTGTCGACGAAGCGGGATTTCATCATGTAGTCGGCGTTGTCGCCGCCGACGGACGACAAGAATCTCCCGAATTTCGTCTTGGCGACCTGGTTGGCGAAGACGGCGTCGTCGGAGGTATGGACGGCGATGAACCCGTCGTGGTATGTTTCGAACTCGCTTGATGGCACGATGCCATATTTGATGAAATAGGGGTTGGTAATGGAGGCGGCATTGGCGATGAAGAGCACCTGAACGCGGTCGTCCCACCGGTCGATCGTTGAATAAAAGCCCTCAAAAATGTCGGCTTCTTTCGGCAGGTACCGAGTGAGACCCTCTTCGAGGATAAATTCATCGAAGATGAGGGTTCCGACTTCGCGGAAACTCATTGACTTGGCTTGGCGCGCTTGGGTGAGGGCGGTGCACCTGCCGACGAGAGCACCCGTTTTGGTGCCGTCGTCGACCCAGAGGGTGTTTTGGCGCACAGTGAAGTCATAATCGGGGAACCGGTCGGCGATGTCGGCCATGAATGTCTGAAACGCCGCCTTCTCCCCCTTGTGACGCCGGAGGTAGATGAACTGGCTTCCCTTGTCAATGAAGCGGCCCAGCGCTATCTTTTTGGCGCCGTAGGTTTTCCCGGTGCCGCGGGCGCCGGTGGCGATGTTCCACGGCGCATTATAGGACAAGAGTGGCCCGAAATTGTAATAGTTGAGGACCTGTTTAGTCATTGAGATACCTCTTGACGCACCACCCGATCCCTCGCGTGTCCCTGATGAATTTCGACAACGAGTTCTTGTGGGGTCCGGGCACTTCGCCGTGGAGGCCGCCGCCGTGGCCCCACGTGAGGTCGCCGCCGGCGTACATTTCGACGTGGTCGACGCCGACGCGCCCGGATCCCCAGTCGTAGAAAACCAGGTCGCCGGGCTTCATGAGTGCCAGTTGCTGCGCGCTGATGGATTTCGCCGTGTTCCAGTTGATCACGAAAGACCCGTGTCCGCTGGCGGACTGCGCGACGGTGTTGCCGCCGATGTCAATGCCGCAGACGTCGAGGTAGGCGCGGCGGCAGGTCGAGGAGCAGTCGCCGACGCCGGACCGGTCGGGGTCGAGCCGGCCAGCGCCGTTCGAGTAGCGGAACTTATTCTCCCTCGACGCCATCCACCAGACGAGTTTCTGACGCGTCTCCGAGGTGCCGGGGGCGAGCTGGCCTCCGCCGCCGCCGGTGCCCGGGCCACCGTTCTGCCCGCCCGGCGTCGTGTCGGTCGGAGGCGGGGTGCCGGCGCCACCCGGGCCAGCGATATATTGGCCATGACCGCTGGGTGCGCATTGGACGATTTTACCGTCGGCCATGTGTGCGATGGCGACGTTGCCGACGGCCTCTATCCTAGAGAGCGTCCCGGCGCTGGAACCCTGCTGCTGGGGGGCGTTGGTGTTGCCGCCGGGGTTGCCGCCGGAGCCGTCGCCCTGCGTCGGACCCGAGGGTGTGGGGGCGCCGGGCTCGACGCCGTCAACCCCCGAGCTGTCCATGTTTTTGATGATGGTGTATGCCGTATTGTAGCGGTTGCGGTATTTGCCGAGTACCGGCTCAGAGAGGAGCGCCGCGTGCCAGCGGTCCAGTGACGCGCCGCCGATTTGGTTCGCTATCCGCAGGGCGCGCCTCGGGGACTGGTGGTAGGCGACGAAGAACATAATCATCGCCTGGGTGTGCTGGTCTTTGTCGATGCCGCACCGTCCGGCGACCTGCACGTAGGCCTCCAGGTCCTCCGCCATTTGCTTTTGCTGCACTTTGTAGGCGGCGCGGAGCACGGGCTTGACCTGGCCATCCCAATAGTTCGGGAGATAGTAGGTGGCCCAGTTAATGGTATTGGCGTTGACGAGCGACTGAAGTTGTGCCGGGAGCTTGGCGAACTCACTGGGCATTTCCTGTTTGATGCGGTTGAGTAGCCCGTAGGCGCGGGGGCCGAACCACTGGCCGATCCCGATCGTGATTGGGTCCACGTGGTAGATGCCGTCGTAGCGCATGCCGGACTCGACTGTGCCGATCGCCTTGATCGCGACGGCTTTGGCTTTGGTATCCCACGCCATGAGCGTCTCCGTTTCGCGTGAAACCGCCGCCCACGGATTTCAGGTCCGTGAGCGGCGGAGTTTATAAAACAACAGTATGCCTACAGCGTAGACCACGTGGCCGAAATGTTCAAGTTCCCGCTCCACCCCTTCCAGGTCTGCAGGTGCTGGTTGGGGTGGATTTGGAACGGGATGTCGTCGGTGCCGCTGGCGCCGCCGCGGGCGTTTCCGTTGACGGTGGCGCGGGGGGCTGCCCATTCGGGGATCATGCCGAGGTCGGCGCCGGTCGCGATCGACTGGCCCGTGATGATCCCGGAGAGCGAGACGAGGCCGCCGGAGAGGCGCAGCGTGAGCGGCGTGTCCGAGTGGGAGGCGCCCCCGGAGAGGCCGATCCTGTAGTTTTGCGAGACGGGGATCGGCTCGTTGCCGTATTGGAGGTAGTTGCCGGCGAGCGTGGCGAATCGGATGTCGCCGGTGCTGTTCAAGTGGATTTGGCCCTCGGTGAAGTACTTTGCGTACCCGAGGCACCAGTATTCGGTCCCGACATACTCGGCGCCATAGTTGCCGCACACCTCTTGCATGGCGGAGAGGCAGTTCGCCAGGCCGTTCTTGGATTTCGTAAGGATGTGGAGGTTGCTCCACGCCCACACGGCGGAGAAGACGACGATCCTGGCGTTTTTGAATGCACGCTTGGCGTCGGAGATACAGGTAACCAACCCATTGTAGATGTCGATTTCCTGCATCGCATCGTTGCCGCAGTCCGCTATGATAACATATTTGACATTGTCGTTTGAGAAGCTTCCGTCGGCGATGGCGCGATTCATCTGCACCTGAAAGTTATCGGCGCCCTGCGCTATGCCCGTGCCGCCGATAGCGAAATTTTTCTCCGTGATCCCCATCGCCCTACACATGAGGGTCGGCCACTTGCCCTGGACGACGTTGGAGGTGCCGACGATGACGGCGCACAGCTCCGGCGCAGCTGCATTCTTCAGGATATACCGACTGTCGGATTCTTCCTTCGTATAGCGATTGGCAACCTTCAGCCCGAGGTCGTCGTAGGCGGATTTCACCTGGCGGGTCGTCTCGGCCTTGGCACGGCCCTCGGCGTCGGCGATCTTCTGGTCGATCTGCTCGACGACCTTGTGGTCGCCGGCGACGGTGTCTTCCGCTTTTTTGATGCGGATCTCCATTGAGTTGAATTTCGTGGTATCCTCTGCCGCGCGCAGATCGATTTTGCGCATGTCGCCGTTGTAGTCGCCGCGCCAGGTAGGCTTGTCGTTGTCGAGGAACTGCGACAGCCCCAGGGCCTCGGTTTTGTCGGTGGAACTCATTAAATATCCTTTCGTACTGCGTGGGGCGTCGTAGCCTCAGGGTCGAGATCCCAGCCGCGGGCTTTCCAGCCGATTTCGTCGAGCTGCTTGGCGGTGGCACCGATATTGTCGGCTTCGATAGCGAATCGTGCGGCGGTGCGCAGGTTGCTGTACATGCTGGCGAGCGCCTCGGAGAGAGTTTTCGTGGTGACGCCGTCGACGGGGTCGGTGACGAAAACCTTCTCGCCGCCGCGGGCGGCGAGTTTCCTGTAGAGCTCGTCGATAGCGAACTGGATTTTGCGATCAGTTTCGGCGCGCAGCTGCGCGACCGTCTTGTTGACGTTAACCTCAAGTTCGTTGCATATTTTTATGCACTTGTTGATGGCGTCGACCAGGTTTTGACAATTCCTGGCGACGCGCTCGAGTTTTTCGACGTAGGTGATACCGTCTCGGAATGTAAACGGGGTTACGTTCGTCAGCGGCGTATCCTGGATTGTGAAAAATGGTACATTTTCTACCGGCATTTGCTACCTCCCCCACCAAGGATACCACAAGCCGAAAGGATACGTCACGTCGGAGCCGACGTGCGCGTCCCCAGACGAAGCGATCCCCATGAAAAGCGGCTCCAGCTCGGCGACGACCATTTGGTCGACATTGATCATCGCCTGGCGGTACTCCGTGACGAGGGCGGCGCCGGGGGTCATCCTGCCACGCTGGCCCGACCTGGCATGCGACTCCGTCATATCCGAGTGAGAGGCGTCAGAGGTTGCTTTTTGACCGTTCTTGCCGGCAGTACGCCCCTCCGACGTCGTGCCCGTCGTGGCATAGTCCCCTTCTTTGTAGATGGGGCTGCCGGGGTAGGCGTGCTCGCGGCCGGCCGACGTCGACTCGCCGGACGACGTAGACTCGCTAGACGACGTAGATTTTTGATTGCCGCTGCCGGACTGGCTGGCGTCGGTCCACGTCGTCATATCCACTGCGGAGAGCGGATCGTACTGCAATTTGGTGCTCTCGTAGAGCTGGTTGTAGTAGGGCATGACGAGGCGCAGTTTCGCGGCGACCTGCTGGCGGAAAATATCGATCGTCTCGAAACCGATCTCGCGGTAGCAAAAGACCTCGTACAAGGTCTGGTTAAGCTGCTTCCGGTAGGCCTCGTCAAAGATCGGGTAGGTCTCGACGCCCCAGTCGCCGCCGGTGACGTCGACGACGTCCCGGAGGAGCATGGTGAAATCGGCTGCCATTAGACCTCCATCTCGCTCGCGACGTCCAGGTTGCCGACGAATCCCTCGACCATGGCGTCGGTGAGCCGCCAGCTGACGGAGACGTCGAGTCCGTATTTTCTGTTGATCTTCTCGCATGCTTGCTCGCGCTGGGAGAGCGCCATGCCGCGAAAAGCCATCGTCTGCCCGTCCAGGGAGTTCGCCTCATCGGCCACCATACGTTCCTTTTTGCCCGGGGGCGCCGCCTGGATGCCGAGCATCATCATCGCGTCATTCCAGATGGCCCTACGTGCCGCCAGGTTCTCAGTGACGACCTGGGGATGTACCTGGTTGGGGATGGTGACGACCTTCTCGGCGATGGACTCGCCCCCATTGGTTTTGATCGTGTAGATGACCGGCTGGCCCTCCACGAGCTGGCGCTGAAAATTCTGCGCCGTCAGCATCTCCGACGGCTCGACGGCGAGGATGAGGGGGTTTCTCGTGTTGGCGAGGTTGATGTCGATGGTGCGGTCGATTTCCGACAGTCGCGCCGCGTAGGCGGTGACGACGTCGTTGTCCGGCTCGTGCATATCATTGGCCCAGATAGGTACGCAGTCACGGGACTTGACGTGCCTGTTGATCTTGCTGTTGGCGTTGAGGTAGTAGGAGAGCGGGCGATTGTAGATGTCGCGGTCGCCGCTCGGAGTGCCCGCCAGCGCCGTGAAAATCCGGAAATGTGGGTCGAGAGAGAAAACCACCAATCCATTCTTATGGAGGGTCATCTCTACGTACCGCTCATCGACAGTATCTGGCAGGCCCTCCCATTTGAATCTTGCCATAGCAAGCATCCGGAGGGTGCGCCAGTAAATGTTGAAATTCATGCCCGTGCGGGCCATCGCCTCATTCCGCTTGAAGCGCCCCCGCGCGGTCACCATGTCGTAGACGTCGTCGGCGCCCTTCATAGCTGCACCACCTCGTATGGACCGTTTTCGTAGATTTTCATGGTCGGTATTTCTTCGGGATCCCCCCAGACGGTCGTGCCCGACTCGAAAATGCCTCGAATCGTGTCGACAAACATCTGCGGACATCGTGGTGCCTCGATGTGCAAGTCCGCGAGCTTCCAGTACGTGAAATGCGTCATGAGGTCGAGCCGGTAGGCGGCCATGTCGACGTAGCGATTGCAGGCGTACCCGTATCTCGCGAAAAACTGGGCGACGCGATGGGCGGCGCCCGGGTTGAGGCCACGGATCCGCAGCCAGACCGCCCACCCGGACGTGGTCAACATGAAGGCATCGCCACCAATCTGGCCCGACGTCGACGGTTGGGTGAGCTGCGTATCCTGCACTCTAGCGTTGATGCCGGCGATAGTATTGGCGTAGTCGCCTTTGGCGACCATGTCGGCGTAGGCCCGGTTGGTGTCTCGGTTATAGGCGGCGAGGTGGTTTTGGGCCTGGTTGATCTGGGATGCTAGTTGGTTGGAGATGCCGGTGGAGGCCGCTGCTGTCGAGTTGGCAAGCTCGGTCTGCGCGTTCCGGGCGCTCGTGTTGATATTGTTCGATGCCGCTGCGGTCGCGATCGAGGCGCCCCCTTTCAGGGCGCCGCCGATGTTGCCGCTCAGGAGGTTTCCGACGACGCCGAGACCTGTGTTGGCCATAGACAGCTTCGTCTGGTCCCACGCAGCATCGTTAGTGATAGCCGTCGACTGGGACCTGGCGGCGTTCGACAGATCGGTCTGGGCGGTGCGGGCCGCATTGCCGAGATTGGTGGTCGTCGTCGACGTCGCCATCGCCTGAGAGGCCTGGTCGTAGGCGAGCTGGTTACCGGCGAGCGCCTTTTGCTGCCCCCATTCGGCGGACTGTCGGGAAAAAGCGATCGAGTGCGCCTGGCTGGCCAGCGCCGCGATTCCGGCGTTATTGGTAATTGAGAATGTCGGAAAATTGGTGAAATAGATACTGCAGTCCAGGTAGCTGCCGTCTAGTGCCCCTTTCTGCGTTGGGCCGTCCTTGAGATAGTCCTTCACCCAGCATACGACGCGGGGCGACGGCGGTGCGAAATGCCGCAGGCAGGCGATCGTCGTGACACCACCCTTCGGCAGATATTCGGGGCGAAGCGTCATGGACTGTCCAGCATAGTTGGTGAGTTCTATCCACACGAAGGGCGAGGTGAAGAGCTTCGAGTAGTTTTGCTGCCAGTCGGGGTATGCGAGGGTCCCTGCTATCGACAGCATGCCGTCAGAGAAAAACGTCTGCTGGCGCCCCCACATGACGGCACTAGCGTGCTGGTCACCCTGCTTGCGTGCGCGCACGATCGCGACATTATTAAGATCCATCCCGGGGATGAAATGGCTATCTGGAAGTTCGCACTCGTGGCTGTAGACGACGTCGAGGAACGGATGCTGGCCGCCGCTGTCACCCCACGGCATGATCTGGATCGATTGGATGCCCTGCGCCACCCACGGGTAGAGGCTGCACGACAGCGCGAAAACTTCGAAAGCAGCGATTGAGCGAAAAATAATGATGTCGGCGCCGTTCGGCAGTCCCTCGAACCCAGACCCCTTAGCGGTGTCGAGGTGAGGGTTTTGCGTGTTGCCGGGGTTTCCCGTGAAATCGGTGCCGGCGACGACCATGACGCCGCAGTCCTGCAGGGTGGCAAGATTATACCGCTCCGTCCACTGCACCATGTAGTCGGCGCCAAGGTCGAGCCCCTCAGTCTCCCTGAGCACGTCGTGATTACGTCCGCGCCACGTGGCGGCAACAGGTAGGTGCCCGCGCTCGACATAAGCGGTGCGGAGCCGAACATTCCAGCAGTAGGTGGTCCATACATCGAGCTGTAGGGCGAGCTCGATCGTGTCAGGCGCTATCTGGACGATGTCGTTGATGAAATAATAATAGACTCTAACGTCATCATCCTGTGGGTGAAGATTGGAGAGCTTCGGATCGCGCACCCTGATGTAGTTGAATTGCATCGCCTGCGGCCAGGGGATGTCCAGCCGCACCGTTTGCTGTTGGGTGAGGGGGGTGAATTTATTGATGGTAAGTGATTTCCCGCCTTTACGGTGCAGGTAGGCATCGATTTGCTTAAAATTCTGCCATTTGACAATGTTGCGGTACTGGGCATCGTAGTCGACGCGGGCGAGTAGCACCTCGCTGCCGGGTCCCCAGCCTGCCCATTGTGGCATGTCGTCACCTCCTATAGGAACGGCCCCGGGGCGGATCGAAAACCCCGGGGCCGTCGGCGAGTACTCGCTCCAGCGTCGGTTGCTCAGGCCGACACCTCACTCCGCATCGTCGCCACTTCTAGACGACGTTTACAGTATATTCTCCATAGGCCTTGCCGTCAAGTCCGGCAATCGTAAGCTTCACCACAAAGCCAGCCTCGCCCTTGGCGATCGAGACTGCCGCGGCGAAAACATTGACACCGACCGGGTAGACCTGGCTTTCGGCGCCGTCCTCGGCAAGCAACGCCTTGCGGGAGCGGGTGACCGTGTACTCTTTCGTCGCCTCAGCAAACTTCGCGACGCGCCGCCCGAGGATATCGATCCCCTTCAGCTCCGACTTCGTCGCCGGCCATTCCGGGAAGCTCGGGCCTCCGATGCCGGTGAACTCGGCCTCCAGCTTGGCGCCGTCCGCCTCCGCGGTGACGGCGATCGGGCCGAGCTCGCGCGGGCCGATCGATAGGACGCCTGCCTGAGAGACCTGCGTGCGGGAGTCGGTGCCGCGCACCGACCAGTTGATGTCCGGGTCGGTGCCGCCGCCGGTGCAGGTAGCCTCCAGCTGGTAGTTGCCGCCACGCACCATGTCCTGCCCCTGGACTTCCTTCGCACCCTCACCGTACGCCTTGATGGCGGTAATAGCCGTGACGGGGTCTTTGGCAAGGATACGCTCAGTTTCGCCGCCGGTCCAAAACATGATTGCCGGCACGAAACGGGAGCACGAGATGATTTCGTGATGATGCAGGAAAATGTTTTCCTGGCTCGGCTCGGTCGGATCCTGAAAATTGAGGTTTTCCAGGAGGGTGTCGGCGACGACGAAGAAATCGGAGTCGACGAGGATCGCCTGGCATCCGCCCTGCGGGAAATATTCGGCGGGCACCTCGATGATATGGTAGGGTACCTCAGCGTAACTTACGTTGAAAAGCGCTGCGAGCCCCTCGACGTCCAAGGCAGCATTCGCCTCCGGCGTGATGAACATCACGAGATTGTCCGGCTTGGCGGCGATCGGGAAGTGCGCCGCGTTGTAGTAGGGGCTTCGGAACTTCAGGTTTCCAGCCATTGCGCGCATCTTGCGCAGCGCCAACTTGACGTCGCGCTCGGTGACGTCCTGCGCCGAAATGTCCGGGACGTGCGCGTGGTAGAAGCCGCCGCGCCGCTCATACTCGGTGAAAAGCCGCGACATGAGGAGGAACTCGTCCCATTTGTCCGACTCGGACGGCGCCGCCATGATATCCGAGATAAGCCCGGACATGTCACCCTCGCCGAGAAAAGCACTCTTGATGACGGCGCGCTCCACGGAGACCGGATAGACGTCCATCCGGTTCTTCTCGTGGAAACTGACATCAACCGGGACCCGGTGCGTACCGAAAGCCATCTTCTCGCCGAAAGATCGATTCGGGTCGTAGGCCTTGGCGCGGATCAGGCCCGTCTGGTACTCCTCGATGCCGTTGCCGTATTCGACGAGGCCCCGCTTGAATCGCGCGAGGGGATTGGTCCACGAATTGTGGCGGGCGACGATCGTGCCGATCTGCGTCATCAGCGCCGTGTAGATAGGATTCCACAGCTGGCGGTGCTGATCCAGGTAGCGGACCGTCGTCTCCACGCCAGCCTGCGTCGGCGACGGAATCCGCGCCTTGTAGCCGATATTGGCGCCGTTGATGGCAACCTGCAGAAGCTCGCCGTTGCTGACGCCAGGCTTCAAAGAGGGGATGTTAGGTACGGGCATATATCAGTCCTCCGCGATAATATCTTCAAGAGTTAGGGATTCAGGATCGACGTCGGCGACCGACGTCTCGGGCGCCTCGTCGATCGCAGAGTGCTCGACGATCGCGCGCAGCTCCGTGCACTGTGCGAGCGCCTCCTCGGCGATCTGCCGCACCTCGGAAATCATCTCCGTCAGGTCGGCGTCGATGGCGTCGGACTCCGCCTCCACGACGTCCGACTCATCCATCTCCTCGGGAGCCGGCGCCTCGTCCGGCTCGGTTTCACGTGAAACGTCCTCTTCAGGCGTGTCCGCCATGCATGTCCTCCGATCGGTAGTGGGGGATGCCGCCCCCCGGCGCCGGACGGCACCCAGCCACGGGATCAGGGCTGCGGCCGGTCTCACCCGGGGCTCTCCGCGCGCCCATCGCCGGCGCGCACGGGAGGGGCATCATGTGCGCAGTATATCACACCGCCGCCATCTTCGACCAGTCCTTGAGCGTATAGGTCTCGCGGACGTAGGCGGCGCCGCCCGGTACCATTCGGCAGACGCGATTCTCTAGGACGGCGTAGGGGCGCACGTCCTCGTAGCGGACGAGCGGCGCCAGGTCGCCAGACAGACCCGCCATGACGGCCGTCGAGCCGGCGCCGGAGTCCAGATAGTATTGTTTGGGGCCGACGAATTTCGCCCTGTTGAATGTGTCGCGCCGGGACCATTGCCCCAGCCCCTCGCCGACGTCGGCGCCGCGCGGCGGCTCGTCCCCGAGGAGGATGACCGAGTCCGTGTCGTAGTAGAGCAAGCGATTGTAGTTGGCGTTGGCGACGCGTACGAGCTCTCGGCGCCCGTAGGCCGTCACGAATGCCGCCAGCGCGGGGTAGGTGCTGTTGACGTAGCGCTGGCTGATCTTGAAAGGTTTGAGAATCTCATCGGTGTGAATGAGGCTTGGGCCGTCGTCCTCGCGCGAGTCGACGAGCTCGTAGCCGAGGCCCTGCTCCACCATGAGTGTTCGTGTCGCAAATTTTCCGTACACTGTGTTGAGAGCTTGCTTGGCGACGAGGCGCATCGCCGGATCCGAATGGGATTTCATCCTGTACAGGGGTTCGATGTACGGCGCCAGGTCCCCCGTCGAGCCCTCATACTCGAAACACGAGTTCCAGCACCACACGTCGAAATCATAGTAGGTCGTCAGATACTCGTAGTCGACGGACGTGATCCAGCACGATGTAGAGACATCGTCGTCCCATACTTTCGTGCCGCACTCGGTTTTCTGGAAAAAGCACGGCACACCCCAGCCCCGGCGCCCCTCGCAGACGACGTTCGCGATCCAGAGACCGTCCATGTCCTCCGGCGCCCCCTCGTGGTAGTAGGGGCGCCCGACCGGCAGACGCTCGCCCGCCATGATCGACGGGTAGAGCGAGTTGACGTCCCACGAAGTGCCAGCACCCGTCTCGACAAAAGGGGTGGCCTCAGGGCCGAGGTTGCACAGACCGGGCAGGTAGGCGGCGCGGAGCATCTCCGACTCGGGGACGCCCGTCGGCGCCGGGTAGAGCCCGTCAAAATCTGCGACCGCCTCGCGAAGCCTGGCAAAAGCCCTCGACGCCTGGGTCATTTTCCGGGACGACCAAGCGTCGTCGAAAGTAACGGCGGCGGCGAGCACGTCGAGATAGACTCGCGGCCACGGGACGTCCAGAGCCAGGTCCGTCATCCACTGGGGGTGGAGAGTCTCCGCCAGGGCGTCGAAATCCAGTGGCAGGAGGGCCTCGACGCCGCGGATCGACACCGACCGGCCTGGCGCTACAGGCGCATTGAGCGAGAAAAACTGACCGTCTCCGGTGTAGAGGCCGGAGAGCCGGTCGGCAGGGCGCCGATAGTCGGGGGACCAGGTGATGCCGCGCTCGATGTAGTCGGCGACGATACAGGGGCCGACCAGGTCCATGTCCCACGTGTAGGCGACCTGGTAGGCGGCGAGGTCGGGCTCGGCGTCGGCGAACGTTTCACGTGAAACATAGTTTTCGCCGTCCAGGTCCATGAGGTGGACGGAGGCTATCGAGGCGCGCTCGCCGTCATAGGCAGTCTCCACCCATAGGACACAGACGTCAGATCGCTCCAATCGTCTGCTCGATCGCCTTGAAGACATTCTTCGCCCTCCCCCCACTTCGGCCCGTGCTGGGGTTGTTATCACCCATTTGGACGCGCGAGAAATCCAGCTTCGTGAGCTTGTATGCGTTGCGGAGATTCTGAGCGAGGGTGGAGTCGCGCCAGAGCACCATAAAAGCTGCCATACCCTTGCCTTTTTGGGCAATCTTCGCCTCCATCTGCTTACGGATGCGCTCACCCTCCTCACCAAGCTCGGACGCCATTGTCGTGAAAGATCGCCACGCCTTGTCTTGCTGGTACTTGCGACCCTCCGCCGACAAAAGGAAATCCAGGCGCGCCATATGCTTGTCGAACGCCTTTTTTGAGGCGTACTGCCTGACGCCACGGTTACGGGAGGCGATCGGGTCGGAGTCGACGCCCGGGACCCCGATATAGCGGGGCGCCCGGCCCCTGCGAGTCTCCTTCTCGGTGAACATTTGCTGCAGCGACATGCCCGACGACGGGTCGACGTAGCGGGCGAACTTGCGCCGCTGGCGGGCGGCGCGCTCATTTAGGCGCCTCTGACGGTTCCGGAGGATGTCCATGTCGGTCTTCGTTATAACATCCCCCTTCTGGGTACCGTAGAATTGGACGCCGCGTGAGGTGAACGCCTGCATTCGATTGATGTAGGCCTTCAGCTCCTTCACCGACATGCCGCGGATGTCGTCCAGCGACGACGGGTCCGGGTGATACTCGGTGCCGCGCAGGTCCACGCCCTGCTTCTTCAAGCGGTTGAGCTTCTGCATCGCCCGGCGCCGAGCCAGCGCCGCATCCCTCTGCCAGGAAGCCTTTGTCTTAGCCATGACCCCATCCTAGTCGAAGCGGGGCGGCCGAAGCCGCCCCGCGCGAGTGATTTACGTTACGGCCGTCGGCGCCTTGCGGGCGTCCGGGCCGGCTTAGCCGACCTCACCTTCTGGCGGGGGGTCGTCCCCAGATAGGTCGCCGAGCGGATCACCAGGTCGGTGCGCACGACGCCGTCGGAGTCCGTCCACTCGTCCAAGGCCAGCTGACCCGAGACGGCCACGAGATCCCCTTTCTGGGAGGTGTCGGCGACCGCCTCGGCGACAGCGCCCCACACGGAGGCGATCACCCAGAGGGTCGGGCCGGCGTCCACCCACTCGTCCGTCTGCGGGTCATGCTTGCGGGGAGTGTGGGCGATCGAGAGATTGGTGACGGCCAGGCCGTCATTCGTATAGCGAACCTCCGGCGCGGCGCCGAGGAAGCCCTGGATCGTGATGTTAGCGGATGTCATGAGCGTTCTCCTTAGAGTTGATGAGTGGCAGCGAATCGCATAATCGCGAAGCTGGTGCGACCGTCGGCGGACAACCGGCGGATGATGATCCCGCCGCGGCGCCGCGTCTTGGCGACAGCCACGGGCGGGAGGTTCGGGTGACGACGGTCCAAGATGACGATCCGGCGCCGAGAGGCGGGGACGACTCGATAGACCGACGGGGGGAGGGCGACGGCCAGCTGGGCCAGCGACGCGTCGCAGACGTAGACGCCGGGACGCCGGCGGCGGAAGCGGAGGTGGTCAAGAGCTGACGGCATAGGGCCTCTCCCTCAGGCAGCCGGCCGCCGACTTGACCAGCATCTTGTAGAGCGAGTCGCCTGCCAACGTCGGATAGGGGATCGACCGCAGCCACCATACGCCCTCGGGCTCGTCAGGCCCCTCCTCAGGAGGGCAGACCAGGAAAAGGGCGATGGGGCAGGTCACGCCATAGCGGTCGGCATACGCGACCTCGATGCCGACGCGGGGCGTGGAGACGGTGAGGACGTCAGGCCGCCACGACGGCTCAGCTCGGACGGCGTACTGTTCCAGGTCTTCGAAAAGGTCCTGGGCGAGGTTAGGCAACTCGGCGACGGCGCCCGCGGCGCTATCGACGCGCGGAGAGTAGGCGATCCACATCAGCGGGCCTCTAGATCAAAGCGAAAGCCGAGGGTCGTCGAGTCCGTCGGGGGAACGGCGAAATCGAAGTGGTCGACATCGCAGCACGCAGAGACAAGTTCCCAGACGACTTCATGAGCTTCAACACTGATCGGGCCGTGGGCCAGCCAGCGCCTCGACCGTCTCGAAAGATCGGTGACAAAGCAGATTCCGGACCAGTCAACGATGTCGACCACGACAGCCAGCGAGCCGTACACCTCAAACCCCTTGGCCGTGATCGAGAAATCCACAACCGCGGCGAGGTCCATCGGACAGCGGACACTAGTGGAGACGGTGCGGCCGTCGTTATAGCCAACGAAACACCGATCAAGGGCGGCGCACACGCCATGGACAGCGTCGGATATGTAAGACATGAG